ACGTCGTTCGGGTCGCTGCTGATGTAGGTGCTGTAGTTCGGCATCTGAATCCAGGTGCCGCCGCTGTACAACTCCCAGCTGGACATGTCCCGCTGCAGCGAAACACCAGTGAAGTTGGCGGTAACCATTGACCGCAAGCCTTCGACCTTGGCGCCATCTGCGTGGATGCCGCCCATGCCGTACTCGGAACGGACCGAGCAGTTGAAGATATAAGGCGAGGCTGACTGGGTGGTGTCCCAGTCCTCATCGGGGGTATCGTCGATCGGGCCGACGATCTCGTACTCGGTCGGGCGAGTGACAGTCAGCGCATTGCTGAGGTTGGCTGGGCTGCCGACGTAGGTGCGGACCTTGGTGTAAAAGGCATCCAGCTCTGGCTCACTGGCAAAACCAAATGCCGACAGCAGGTGGTGGCTGCTGGTGCTGTTGATCTTGTCGAAGAACGTGAAGCCGAAGAAGTAGCCGGTGCCAGTGACCTTGAAGATCTCGCTGCGGTTGCTGCGGTCTGCCAGTTCATCGGCAGGAGTAGGCACATAGGTCGGGCGGAATGTGCACTTGCGCAGGTCAGGGCCGCAAAGTGAGCATCCGCGTGGCAGCAGAATGCCGCCGTTGGTCGGGTTGTACTTGATCAGTTCTGCTGGTGTTGGCTCGTAGCCATCGACCCAGGTGATCGGGGTGCCACTGCCGGGGTCGTTGTAAACCGTGTGGACACCAGGCGCAAGGATGATCGACACGCAGTCGAGGTGCGCCTTGGGGTCGGTGATCGTGTACCAGTTCTTGCTGGTGATGATCGCGGCCTCGATCACCGCACGGTTGATCGTCTTGAACGGGCGCTGGGGACTAAAGCCGCAGGTAAGACGCTGCTGATCCAGGCGCTTTAGCTTGGCCTCGATGATTTCTTCGTCAGTGCTGCCGCCCGGTGCTTCGTAGGTGTTGTAGCTACCGCCGGCGAAGGTGTCTTGGCCGGTGTATGGGTTGACGTACAGCGTGAACGGTGCTGTAAGCGGGTCTACTTGCTGGGTTCCGCCGGCTGCCACGTTGGCGACGCCGGCTACCTGACGCATCAGGTCGTTCAGCGTGGCGATCTGCGCCCGGAACTCTGCCTGCGTGGCGTTGATGTTGTCTAGGGCGCCAACAGCACCAGCAAGCTCAAGGGAGGCCACGCCGCATCAGTCACTATCTTTCAGAAGTCTACCGACGCTTCCTACGTCAACCGTAGGTTTATTTCACCGCTCACAACAAAGTCCGTTGAGCCTGTCAGCACTTCTGTTGGCCGGACATTCAATCGAGAATTGGTAAGCAGGAGGTCGCAGCTGTAATAAGCAGTGTCACCAATCTGCGGCCTTGTTGGATTGCGGTCTTTGTACAGATAGAATTTTGCGCTCGCCTTTGTGTTGCGCTCAGTCAGAAGCACCAGGCGAAGTAGATCAGTGCTGGTCTGCTGGCCCTCTTCAAGGTTGGTATCCACCAAAAATTCAAGTGATCCAGCGCCGCGGACCAAGGCTTTTACGTTCTCGCCAAAGGTTTCACCGATGGCTGTCATGTCGAGATTGGCTGCATCTACATCCAAGACCCACTCAGTGAGTTCCGCTTGTATCAACCAACCGCGTCCGTCTGGATCTTCAGAGATTGCAGTGATTGCTGCCGGAACTGGAATGACATCCTCCAGCAACTGATTGTCGCTTGGTAGAGCTATACCTGAAATACTTTGACCTGCGCTGCTTATACCGGCAAGGTACGAAGCATCGCTGCTATAACGCGCCACAACAAAGTTAACTGTTGAAAACGCACTCAGTGTGAGTTCGCTGCCTGTATCGAGATTGTATGCGGCAAGTTCTGATGTAAAAAGTCTTATTCTTCCGAGGGCGTCTACGTTGATGTAACCATCGGTAAACTCTGTGGCTGACCCAGTGTCGTAAAAGTTGACTGTGTTATCTGCTTGGTAATAGTTGGCGTTGGGTCCGGTTACGTGTAGTCGAGCCTGACTCAATACATAGATGCTGCCAAAATAGACGCCCGCTCCACCTGGATTACCGGGGGAGAAGGGAGATCCACCTGGGAAATTAAGGATTACTCGATCTCCAGTCCAGTAGTCCGGGTTACCGAGATTGATTCTTGATGGTGTGGTTGAGTGAATTAGCGCTGTAGGGGCAAGCGCCATCGGCTCCGGCCACTCTCGGCTCAGTTCGAGGATTCCGCCGTTGCCGAGGATTGCCATCAGAAGGAGCCAGTGGGCTTACCGGAGAACGTAAAGCTGATTGGTACAGAGATCAGATCACCAGCGCTGACACTCGGGCCAACCGTTGTAATCAGTACATCGCCGGAAATTGTTCCCTCGCTGCTGGCGTTGTTCAGTACCAGCTGGAGGCCGGAAAGTGTTTCGCTGTCCTCCAAGATCTGCTGCATCAGATCAGTTGTGGCGGTGTCGTCAGGGTCGTAAAGCAGCGTGCCACTGCCGCTGGTGCTGCGGATGCCGTAGGCGTAGGTGCGGTCAGTTTGACCTACGCCTGTGGTTTCCAGTGCATCGCGGTTGATGTCCAACCGCACGTCACGCACCTTGGCGATCGTGGTGTAGGTCGAGGCTCCACCCAGTTTGAATTTCAGGAGCGCCGTGGCGCTGGTCTTTACGGCCATCGGTCCGCTGTGTTTAGGTCAGTCTAAGTTCAGCGACAAGGTTTACCCTGACGCTGGAACGGTTGGGCGCAACGCTTTCGACGGTTGGCGGTTCCTCAGTGAAGAACCAGAGCATTCCTGCCCCAGTCGATGTTGTGTCTAACCATCCTTTCAGATTAGTTGATGCGCCGTTGAAGATTGCAGATGGCAAAACTAGATCTGTTATGGCGCCTTTTGCGTCGTTGTAAGCGTCGATAATTGCCGCTGCATTGTCGTCGCTAATGTTATTGAACTGCAGTTGAAGTTGCGCTTGGCTAGGTCGGCTGCCCCAAAGCCGGCGAGTGGTTACGCCGGACTGCGTGGTTAGTCCAGTAGTGGGCCAACGCGGAGCTACAAAGCTCCTGCTCGTGGGCTCAATGTTCGGGAATGCAACTGGCATTACTCAATCACCCAACTTCCAACATCATCAAACGCCTCGGCCAGCTTTAGGACTCCCGAGGAATTTGTGGGCATGTGAACTGCCTCAATAGTAAAGGTGCCTTCCTCATCAGGCGTGACTCGCTCGATCTGATAAGTGCGGACTTGAGTGCCAGCCTTCTTCACGGTAAATACGATGCCCCTAGGAGTTGCGGTCCCGTCGCTGCTGATAACCAGGCTCGTATCCGCTGGTGGTACGCCTTCAGTTCCATCCCATGCGATTACGTCGTAGGTGCCCGCGAACAGGGTTTGGGTGCTAACCACTGCGCCTTCTGCTGTGACCACGCCGTTGTTGAACTCGTCGTACTGCGTTTCGTCCATTGCGACGCGGATGTAATCGCTTGGTCCCAGCTTGGCCAAAGCGCCTTCGTGGGTTGTGCGGAAGCTGATCACATGGGTGGGGATGCGGCGCATCCTGATGATGTATTTGGCAGCGTCGATTGCCTGATCCCGGTTGGTCACATAGTCCGACAGATCCAGTGCTTCGACGGGATCGGTGTCGCTGCCGAATGGGGCAACCTCACGCACCAGCACTTCACGCTCGGTGGGGAAAATACCGGGGTTGGTGGGGTCGCTGCTGGCCCGTTCCTCTCGGTAGCGCACCGAGACTTGGATAGGCTCGCGCTCTTCGGGCTCCAAGTATTGGAGCTTGAAGGTGCCTTCGACAATATTACCGGCGGTAAAAAGGCCCTTGATTGGCACTGCTGTGAACTGGATGGCTGGGCGCAGGTAGAACTTGCCGTCGCTTTCGCCAAAGATCAGCAGGTTTGCGGCTGCGGTGTCCGCTGCCCACTGGCGAAGGTTGACCCGATCAGCTTGCACCCCATCAAAGAAGTAGTTCCGGCTGCTGCACCAATCGGCGGCGGAGGTGAAGGCCTGTAGATCAATCATGCTGTCCTTGATCAGATCGCCAGCGCCGTAGGTGGTGTTGGTCATCAGATCCAGCAGCACATCCGGGAAAAGGTGCGTTGGGCCTTGAGTAAGTCCGGCACGCAGGCGCCGGCAGATCTTGCCGCCAGTCACGTAGCAGCTGAACTGGCCAAACTGCTGCCACTCCACAGATGACAGCACGTTGATGCCCAGCAGGGCCAAGTTGTCGTAAACCGGGGCCGGGCTGTTGGGGACGATCTCGTTGACGTAGACCACCTCATGCTCGGGGCCGGACGCTGCAGAGGATTGGATCTCTTCATAGATGAAGGCTTCGGCCAGCTTGCCCCAGGTGTCGATGTAAGAAAAATCGCCGTTAGGAAAGTTGATCTTGTCTGTTCTGGGATAAGTCAGGGTGCCCTTGCTGGCCTGGCGCCGGCCCGTAGGAATAGCGAAGGTGTCCGGAGAGTGAGGGACTGACTCGCCATTGAAAACTACGGTTACGCCGCCAACCTCGGACACTGTTTGCCTAGTGCCAAGGCTTGCTTCAAGTACGTACAGGGTGCCGAGACTGGTGTTGTTGCGAATCTCCCATCCTGAGTAAGGCTCGATCTGAAACTCCCACTGCTTCACAGAGGGCATGCTCAGCTGGATATAGTTGAAGACGTTTTGCTGTGTTGCCCCACGCACTCCGTAGGCATTGCTGAGCTTGGTGAAAGCTGCTGCTGAGCCGGCCTCGCGGTAATAGATCGCAAAGAAGCTGTAGCGCTCGACAGGTGCGCTCAGGATGTTGGACTGGTAAACATCGGTTTGCAGTGTGCTGCCCTGCTCCACGATGTCGTTCTTGTAATCCAAGCACGCTCTGTCATCGCAATCCGAGTAGCTCAACGCTTCGCGGAAATTGGTCAAGCCATTGATGCGAATACCAAGCCGAGAACGGATACCAAGCTCGACCGCTTGGCATGGGCGCGTGGTGGAGATGCTGGCGATGGCGCAACGCAGGATGTGGCCATCGGTTGTGGCGACGTTGCGCCACTCACGCAAAGCCGAATCGGTGTTTACCCAGTCGAGCCCTGATGTCTCAATGTTCGCTTGGGTGTTGGTGTTGACCGTTCCGGTGCGAACAGTCCTGAAAGTAGCGGTGATGGCGTTTGTGGTGCCTCCGGTGGTGTCTGCCTCAGAAATAAAGACGCCAGAGCTGCGGGAATCACAAACAGCAAGGCCAGAGCCGATCTTGTAAAGCTCGCCTTCGATCAGGGAATCATCCCAAGCCTTTTGACGGCCGGCGACTGTCGATGCGATGTCCTCGGCCTTTTCGATATAGGCCTTCTTGGCGTTGAATCTAAGAGTGACAGTTTTGGTAAGGGTGGTTCCTTCTTGAACCCTAGTGCTGTTTGGCTCGCCTTTGAACTTGAACCTAGGCGGGGTGATGGTGATGGTTGAGGTCATTTCGGGTATAATCCCACCGCCGCCTGTAATGCTGCCACCAGTTAGAAATCCAGTAGCAGGATCGACAACCGGCACGAAAGTCCCGGCGGTGACCGTTCCGCCAGCAGAGTCATTCACCTGCTTGACCTTGGTCTTGACCAAGATCTGCACGACATGCTTCACAACGATGTCGTCCTCGGGGTCATCAGCTGTTAGCGGGTTCCTCCATTTCAGGAAAAACCTCAACCCCTTCAAAGTGTTTAGAACTTCGTT